CAGCTTAGTGGACTCGCTAGATCTGATGTAACTTGTAGTTATATAACTCGTGGTTACACCTCAAAGCGGATCGAGCACCTCGATCAAACAGCGTCCTTATATTGCCTTTAAATGTTCTTTAAGTATTTTGGAACTGCCAACACGCACATTAATGATACCGTTGTAGTATTCATCTGTTTCTAAAACTCTGCGTTCAAATTGTTCCCTTGCCTCTAAATAGCTCATAACGCCTCTGCTTGGACACATATATAATATTTCTCTTGTAAAATTTTCTGGACCTAGCGTTTGTACATCTTCATTTAGATGATCTGAGGAACCCCAGTAATCTTTCCAATCGCTTTCCTTGTATCCTCGCCTTTTGTTCTTTTTGCCTTTGAGCGGTGGTTTCGTTGTTTTAAATTTTGCTAATTTCTTGCCTACATATTTTTTATTGTTGGTAAGATTTGTTATTAGATAAACAAAACCCTCAATGTCCTTTGGTATTTCGTCTATAATTTTACCTTGATAAGTCCATTGCATGTGGGTACTTACCTGTGCCTATTCCTTTAATGCCTCTTTTTTGGTTTTATGCTTTATGTGTATCTCCTCCATACGCATTTTTGCTAGTGTGCGTATTTCACGAAGCCACTTTCTAGCCGCTCCGTGTGTTCTAACACTATTTCTTGCTTCAAAGTTTTCGTTTGCTTTGAAATATTCCATGTAGGCTTTTGTCAACTTATCATGTATATCATCATCAATCATAATATACTGCTTCCAATCTTACAGGATTGCTTCCTGTTGCTATTGCGGCCACTTTTGTGTCACAATCTCCGCCTAATCCTTTTAACAATGCTCTTTCAAGTTGTGCTTGTTTATACGTTTCTTCGTGATTGATCTTTTTAATAATATTATTCAATTCAAAACTGTCATTCCGAGTCTGCATTGCAATTATACCTTGTCCTATTGCTGGTATAATACTAAGTTCTTCATAGTCTATATCTATGTTTAAAGAATCTAAACCAGCTTTAGCTAATACTATAGCATCGTATTCTCCGGATTGCAACTTTTTTATTCTAGTTTCTACATTTCCTCTTATTTTTTTGATTTGTACACGGTGCTCTCTGTATAAATCAAGCATTTGTGCTGATCTTCTTGGAGAACTAGTGCCAATAACAGCACCATCGAATATTTTGCCTAACAAAACATCTCTGTAATCGTTTCTTTCTAATACTCCGTGGACACATAAGCCTGGAGTATCCTGTCCGGGCATGTCTTTCAAGCTGTGTACAGCAAGATCTATGTTATTCCAAAACAATTCTTGCTCAATTAGGTTACAAAACACTCCTTTGCCGCCTATTTTGCTTATATCTGCTTCTGGGTGTATATCTCCGTCTGACTGTATGCCAACTAGGGTAATTTCAGCATTAGGAACTTCTTCTAGTATTTTATTTTTTACTTTTTCTGCATATGCCAGTGCTAGTTTGCTTACTCTACTACCTATTCTAATTTTTACCATACAAGTTTTCCCCAATTCCTAAAGGCCCATGTCCGTATCTAATAGCTATACTTTGCCAACTGTTTTCTAGCAGGGTGTAATCAAGCATAGGCTTTGTGTTTTCTTTTGGATATTGTATTTCTAGATAACATTGATTAGTACTAAACTGCATTACATGTTCCATTACTTGCAATTCTCTTACGTTATCTAGTACATAATCCAAATGTAGAACGTTTATCCTACCATTTGTCATAAAATGTTTCATTTCAACCAGCATACACTCAAAATGATGATCTAATTCAGCTTGTTTATAATGTAATTGGCGTTTAAACTTGTTTCTCCTGCCTAAACTTGCTGTTCCTGGTGGTACTTTGTAATCTATTCTAAATTCATTTATAGGATTTGCAGTTTTAAGCATACCTTCTTCATTAAGATGTCCGCAAGATTTATAATAATCACCTGCCTTCCAACATAGCATGTCTTGTGCATTATCTGTAGGTGCTCCTAGAGGAAAAAGTTTGTCAAACCACAAATTAGGAATTTTTTCTGCACTTGACACTTCTACGATCATGATTCAATAATCTCAATGTCATTTTCGTAAGACGTAAATCCATTTTCTTTAATAACTTTCATTACATGATTCACTCTTCCAACTAGTTCGTCTTTGTGCGATATTAGAAACACATTCTTTTGTCTATCTCTACCCATCTTTTTAATTACTGCAAGTGAATTTTCCACACCAGCTGTATCCATTCCACTGTCTATAAGCTCATCAATGAATAATAAGTTAACATTTTGATATAAACTTTCCCATACATCTCTAAATGCAAAGCTCATACCTAGTATAAGACGATTTCTTTCACCTCTTGACAAGTTATCAAAGTCTAAATCCTGTCCTAGCTGTGTTATTTCTACTGCTAAGTCATTTAAAAATACAACTTGATGGGGTAATCCAAGTTTATCCAAGTAATACGTAAGTCGATTGTTCAAGTAAGCTAAATTTTGATCAATAATTTTCTTTCTTATAAACGAATCTTTGTTTGTTAGTAGTTTTAGTAGAAATTCCTGATGATCTTTGAAGTCTGTAAGTTGATTCATTGTGTCCCAGCTTACTTCTTGTAGGCCAGTTTCTTTTAATTCGTCAATTTGTGCCTGATAAGGGTCTTCTTCTTGATCTTTGTTTAGTAATGTTTGTTTTAACCCGTCAACATTGTTTCTGTGTTCATATGCTTCTTTAGCACTTTCATAAAAAGTGTTAGGACGACCGTTTATGTCGCCTATTTCAGCTAGTATTTCAATTGTTGATGTTAATTTGTCAGAAACTTCTTTTTGGTATGCTATTGAATCTTCAAGTTCTTTTTGTTTTCGTGATTCAAGTTCTACTTTTTTATCATCATGTAGTGCTTGTCCACATGTATAACAAGTAGCACCATCTAAATTTGCGATATCTTTTTCTGCTTTTTCTACAGACTTATCTGCACGTAGTAATGCACTTTCTAGTGTTGCTTTTTCTTTAGTTAAACTGGTTAATCTGTTACTAAGTTGTGTCCAATTAGTTAAAAGTTCATGATTTTCCAGTTCTTCTTCAATATTTAGGTGTTCTAGTTCAGTAATTGACTTAGACAGCTTTTCTTGATCCTGTTTTTTCTTAGAAATCCATGCTTTTTGCGTTTTTTGTAAGCTACTAATAGTGCTTTCGATACGTTCGTTAGCACTTTGTATAGCAGTTATCTTTGCATTTTCTTCTGTAATAGCATCTCTAGTTTCTTTAACCTGCTCTTTTAATTTTTCTGCTTTTTCGGACAGTAATGTGATACCAAGAAGTTGCTCAATGATAGCACGTTGATCGTTTTGCTTCATGCTTAGGAAAGGTTCTGTATATGTGTTTAATGCAACAACATGCTTAAACATGTCATGACTCATTCCTAATAATCCGTTAATAAACTCTTGTGTCTTTCTACTGTCACCTTGACTTTCGTCTACCATTTCTTGTTCTTCGTCATTAACGAAGAATTTCATAATATTAGGGCTTCTTCCCCGCTCAATACGATAATCTAATCCATCTTTTTCAAAATGTAACGTAACTAACATGCCTTTGCTGTTAGTTTTGTTAATAAGATTGTTTCTTTTAATGTTAGTTAATGCATTTCCATATAATGCATAAGACAATGCATTGATAATTGTTGTTTTACCAGTACCGTTACGTGATCCTGTATCATCGCCTCCTTGATCTAAGTTCTCTCCGAGTACTAATGTTAGTTGTTCTTTATTAAAATCAATAGCCTGGGTTTGATTGCCCACACTCATAAAGTTTTTTACCGTTAAATCTTTAATTCTTATCATTTATAACTCATTGTAGATGTCTAATAACATCTTTTTGTTAAAGTTGTCACTATCTATTGCAGTAATTTCTTTTGCTACAATCTCATCTACACTTTCAAATTGGGTAATGTCTAGCTCTGTGCTTATTTCCTCAATTTGTTTTTGTGGAATAAGTGTAATTTCTCTGCATTTGTGGTTATTAATATATGTTTCTTTAATAAATTGTGCTTCTTCGTATGAAATGGGTAGATCTAATGTTACTCTTAGATACATATTTGGTTTAATTATGTCATTTTGAGGATCTAGCAGTTTGCTTAATGAAGTAGTTCGATATTTAGGACAATCAGGCCAGTCAATGTATACTGGTTCTTTGCTGTTTTCTCGATCAAGAATCATCATTCCTCTTTTATCGTCCCATGCATCCGCATAGTTGTGAGGAAATGCATTACCTAAGTAATGTATTTTTCCTTGTTTTTGTCTTTTATGAAAATGTCCTGAAAATACATACTCTTGATGTTGAAAATGTTCTGCTTTTAGTTCTCCAGTATCTGGCATCTGAACCATAGCGTTCATGTAAAAGTGTGGAAGTTCAAAATGGCCAAACATATATTTTGCTTTACATTTTGAAATCTTTTTCCACTCGTCTCCTACTAGCCAAGGTACAAGTGCAACGTCTTCTACTTCTCTAAAATCTTCAACTATTTCAATTCCTGGAATATGTTTTGCAAATTCAGTAGAACTAATATCACGTTTATCTTTATAGTAAAGATCATGATTTCCTACAAACATAAAAAACTGTTCAAATGATTTTCCTAGCTTTTCTAAACATCTAATGGTGCTATCCATAGTTGTTAAGTTTAAGCTATTTCTATTGTGGTGCCAGTCACCACAAAAGATCCCAGTTTCGCAATTATTTTGCTTTGATTGATCTATATACCAATCAATAAACTTTTCACAATCCTCGTTGTGTACTTTTGAGTTACCTTTGAGGCCAAAATGGATGTCAGTAAAGACCGCGGCTTTTTTAAACAAGTTACCTACCTTTCTTTGTTAGTATAAACTATTTTTTTATTAAAGTCAAGTAGAAGTTTGGGTCTGCTTGT